ATCATCATTAAAGCGAATAACCGTAGAGGAATCACAGCAATATATTTCAACAAAGGAAGATTTTAAAAATAGTGAAGCTCGTTTTTTTACGATTACACCATCAGAACATCCCAACTATCCAGCTTCTGCTGGTTGGGAAGATGTAAATTATTTTACTAAGCGACTTAAAAAGACAGTTCCAACTGACGGTACAGGTAATGAGTTTATTTATGTTTTATCTAATCCTTCATTCCCAGGTTTATTAAAAATAGGTTATACACGAAAGGATATAGGTATTCGAGTTAAAGATTTATCTAAAGCAACAGGTGTACCTACTCCCTTTAAGTTAGAATATATTTTTAGATGTAATAATGGTCTTGAATTAGAAAGTGAAATACATAAACATTTAAAAGAATTTAGACCTAATAACTATAGAGAATTTTTTGATATAACATTATTACAATCTATAGAAGCAGTTAAATTTATTGGAAAAAATTATATTTAAACGTGCTTCACCATATATTTATCAGTATATTAATAAAAACAAATAAACAAAACAAAAACAAAAACCTATGAAAAATTTCATCATCATCGCAGTTACAGCTTTATTCTTAACTAGCTGCGCAACAGCAACTCAAGAAGAAGTAGCAGTACCTACAGTTGATAGCACTATCGTTATGATAGATACTACAGCAGTTGATTCAATTTCAGTATCTACACCAAGTGTAGTTACAACTACTGTAAAGTAATTAGAAAATGATTAAACGGGTTGCTTCATATTAAAGTATGGAGCAATCTTAGTTTAAATCAACGTTTTAAGTGATGAAAAATTTTATTCAATTAGTTGTACAAAAATTAGTTAGTAATTCAAAATAATCGCTTTTTAGTAATTTTAAAATGAATATAAATAATATATTTAGAGCCTTTAATGAAGATTTTGAAGATGAAGAAACAGAAATGTTAATCGACTTTTCAGAACATCCATTTTATTGGATTGGAGGATTTAATAAAATAATAGGAAATCACGAATTTTTTAGTAAGTATACTTCTAAAGTATTTAAAAATATTTCCCCTGAATTAAATATTGATGATGTGGAAAAGGCAGGTGAACACCTGATGTTTGATAAAGCATGGGATTATATTAAGAATGTAAAATTAGATAATCCATTTCATATCGAATGTATAGGTAAAAAGGCATCAGTTGAGTTTTTATCTAATTTAAGTATAGCTATGATATTTTATGAAGAGTTAGAAGAATATGAAAAGTGTGCTTTATTAAAAAATATAGAAAATAAGGTTAAAGAATTTGGATTTGAACTTGGTAGCTAATTTTTTTAAACGTATACTTCGATTACGGGTTTTGAGATAAATAATAATAAATAAATAAACATATGAGAAACAGAGAAGCAGTGTTGAGGAAAATGGATAGTGTAGAGTCCAACTTAACTAAAATGACATTTACACTTAATCAAGGCGATCGCAATGGTAGTCATGAAATTATCGAAAATATCAGAGAACAAATAGAACAATTAAAATTGTATATTGAATCTGAGCCTATATCAGGAAGTGAATTAAATCAAGGTTAATCTAAAAAATAAAAGTTATGAAATTGACAGCTGAACAAATCCAGGATAACTGGAACCAATTTATAGGTTATATAGATACTTATATCTCAGAACCTAGAGCATCTAAATTAAAAGAATTTTACGACAAGTATTCTGAACGAATCATTATGATGCCAGCGGCACATAAGAAAGAATATCATAATGCCTTCCCAGGTGGATATGTTGAACATGTTAATCGTGTTATAGACGCTGCACTTAAAATCAATTCAGTGTGGGTTGAATTCGGAGTTGAACAAAACTATACTATTGAAGAATTAGTATTTTCAGCTATGAATCATGATTTAGGTAAAATGGGTGATGAAGAGAATGAATCATATATCCCTCAGACTGATCAATGGCGTAAAGATAAATTAGGTGAAGATTATACTTTTAATACTAAACTTGAATTTATGTCAGTACCAGATAGAGGTTTATTTCTATTAAATTCACATGGAGTTAGTTATACCAAAAATGAATGGTTAGCTATCAGATTACATGATGGATTATATGATGAAGCAAATAAACCATATCTTTTATCTTGGGCTCCAGAAACAAAAGTCAGAACAGCATTAGTACATATTGTACATCAGGCTGATTTTTTAGCTGCTAAAGTTGAATTTGAACGTGAATGGTTTCCTAAATTTAAGAGTAACTTGGCTGGTGCCGGGAAGGGTAGTACATTAACTAACAATCAACCAACAAAAAAAGCTCCAATCAAAACAAAAGCATTAGGTAATATTCAAAGTGAAGGCCTAAAGAATGTAATGGATGGATTTTTTAACAAAGATTAATTAACTAACAATTAAACTTAAAGGTTGTGATTAATTTCACGACCTTTTTTTATTTAAAACCATGGTAGCAACAATTATTATTTTATCAATTTTTGTATTAGTATTAGGATTTACTAGTTACAATTTACTTAGAAAAAATGAAAAATGTGAGGACATAATTAAATCGTATGAAGAGTATATGATTAGTTTATCTACAACAATTGAAGAATCAAATGAACAACTAAAAAAAGTTGATTCTAAAGGCACATTTGAGGGCGATGATGAAGTAGGTTATTTCTTTAAATTCTTATTATCATTACAAGAACAACTAAATAACTTCAAAGTTAAATAAAAATATGTCTAAGAACTATTTCACCCAGGAAACTGAAGATGCTATTGTAGCATATAATACTAGTACCGATTTTGAAGAAAGAAGTAAAATATATGAGACCAAAATTCATTATGCCTTTTTTAAATTAACTCAGAATATTATCCATACATTTAAATTTTATTATACTGAAGTAGATAATATTGAGGATTTGCAACATGAGGTAATTACGTTTCTTCTATCTAAAATACATAAATTTGACCCGTCTAGAGGTGCAAAGGCATATTCATATTTCGGAACTATTGTTAAGCGATGGTTGATTTTATATAATGAAACTAACTACAAAAAACGCGTTAAATCGACTCCAATAGCGACAATCGAAGAAGATGGCAACCATTCTTATATCATTGAAGAAAACAATAATATGGCTGTTAACAAGTTATCTCAAAATGATAAGTTATCGTTATTTATAGACTTGTATGTTGAATATTGTACATCAAATATTTATAATTTATTCCCAAAGGAAATGGACGCTAAAATAGCTGATGCGATTCTTGAGCTATTTAGGAAACGAGAGAATTTAGATGTATTTAATAAAAAGGCACTATACATATATATTAGAGAGATGATAGACGTGAAAACGCCTAAAATTACTAAGATAGCTGATAGATTATATGATACATATAAAAAAGGTTACATATTTTACTTAGAAAACGGATACATAAAGTTTCAATAGTTCATATTTATAATAAATAAATACCAATAAAATTATGAGTAGTTTAGATTCCGACATATTTGGTGATAAAAAGCTTAAGGATCTTTTTCAAGAGATATATAATAATCAAAAGAAAAAGGAAAAACAAATATCCTCATTAATCGATGAGTTAAAACCGATGATCGAAAGCATTGGTGATGCTACATTAGTAGTACCATTACTTAAAGAATACTTAGAAATAGGCGTTAAAAATGATGAGCAATTAATTAAAATGGCTACTATTATTCAACGTTGTTTAACTACTACAAATAGTGGTGGTACTGGAGATGGATTTACTATTTCAGATGCTGAAAAAGAACAATTATTAAATGATATAAATAAATTAAACGAAACTAAGTAATGGATTATGGTTTTAGTGGTTTAAATAGAAATTTAAATTCAAATAGAAATAATAATTTTAATACAGATACTGCACTTAATACAGCCGATTTAATAACCGCTGTTAGAGTACTTAGTATTATATTAGATGAAAACCATCCAAGATATGAAGAATTAGGAGGATGGAATGCATTAGGTACTATTGAATATGAGTTAGTAACAAATCCTAATATATCCCCTCAATTACCTATAGCCTTTCCACTTAATTCTAATATTAAAAATTATCCATTAATAAATGAGATAGTTTATTTAATTTCTCTCCCAGATACAGAAATTGGAGAAGTTAGTGTATCTAAAAAATCATATTACATCAATATAGTAAGTTTATGGAATCACCCACACCATAACGCCTATCCTACAAATCCTAATACCCCACCACCATCACAACAAAAAGATTATATTGAAACTCAAGCTGGCAGTGTTAGACAAGTTACAGATCAATCAACTGAAATATTTTTAGGTAATACATTTGTAGAAAGACCTAACATACACCCACTATTACCTTTTGAAGGTGATTTTATATCTGAAGGTAGATGGGGGAATTCAATACGTTTAGGTAGTACAGTTAAAAACACCCCAAATGATTGGTCATCGGTAGAAACTAATGGAGATCCTATTACTATTATTAGAAATGGACAAGGAGAACAAACAGAAGAAGGATGGATTCCAATTACTGAAGATATTAATAATGATAATTCTTCTATTTACTTAACAAGTACTCAAATTATACCTTTAAAAGCAGAAAGTATTAGTTATGCTAGTTATGAAGGTTCAGGACACGAAGCACCATCTACACCTAATGCTTTTAATGGTAATCAAATAATATTAAATTCTGGAAGATTAGTATTTAACACTACATATGATCATATATTACTAAGTTCAGCAAAATCAGTTAATTTAAATGCTAAAGCATCTGTTAATATAGATACTGATAAATTTATAGTTCAATCTAATAATACCTATTTAGGTAATATAAAATTAGCAACAGAACCATTAATGTTAGGTAAAAAAACAACAGATGTATTACGAGATTTAGTTAATAAACTTACTCCACTAGTAAAAGCTCTTCAATCAATTCAAACCGCTCCTACGGTACCAGGCGCCCCAGTTGTATTTTTAAATCTAATAGAACCAACAACTAATTTATTAATTATATTAAATTCTTTAAGTACTGAATTAGGAGGTTCCTCAGCAAATTGTACTTTAATTTCTAAAAATAACTTTACAGTATAAAAAAAATGCCAGACGAAACAAAAGAAGCAGTATTAAAAAGTGAAAAAGCCAAAGCTAATAGATTTGCGGTTAAAAACCCAGATGTAGATCTTACAGCTGAGGTAACACTAAATAGAGATCCATATTTAATCCCTGATGGAACAAATACTGCGGGTTGGGGATATTTTCAACGATATTTAAAACAATTATATATAGATAATCCTGAAAAACTAACTGAATTAAATACTAATGAAGGATTTAAAGTTAGTCAACAAATAATAAATTATTTTAATCAAAATTATATTATTAATATAGATGATAGTTATGAGGTGTGGGATATACCTAGTAGTGGAAATATAACGGTTAAAACAATAAAGAGAAAAAATGTTGCATCTTTTAGATTTTTAGATAGATTCCCAAATGGTTTAATAAATACTACTACTGTTGAAGCAGCTCAAAACTATCACTTAATAACAAGTTTTTCAGGAGTAAATAGAGTATTAGTAGATGGGTGGGTAGGTAGTCAAACCGCTCAATTAGTATATCCTGGAAGACGTATAGAATATTTATATTTTTCTGAAAAATCAGATAAAAGAGGAAAACCATTAGGTGAACTTACTAAAGATGGTATAATTTCAAAAAGACCAATGTATAAATCAGGTTTAATCCCAGTAATTTGGGGTAATAGAAGGTTTGTAGTAGATGCTAGAGTTGTAGATCAATATGTTAATAATGTAGAAACTGGAAAATTAGCTCGCATTATTCCTGAACAATTAGGAGAAGATGGAATTAATCAAATTCCAGAAGGATATTTTATCCCATATGAACCTTCATTACATGATAGTACTTTACAATTTAAAGACCAAGTAAAATTCCCAAATGCCAAAATCCCAGATAATTGGGAAAAAATAGGACAAGAAACTATAGTATATAAAGATTCAACCACAGTAAATAAAATAATAAAAGAACAACAATTAAAAGACAAAAAACTTAGATATGTCTCAGACGTTAAACAAACTATTACATCGTCTAAAGTAGATATTGCAAAACAAAAATCACTTAAAGCAAAAGCTCATCAAGATTCATTAGCAAGAAGTAAAGAATTAGCTAAATTATACGCAAAATAATGGCAATACAAGATAAAATACCCGTACTATTAGCAAATAAAACTCAAGAATTAATTGAGTTTGTAGTACCTGCTATAGTTAATTTAGCTTTTCAAATTGGTATGGAAAAGTTAGATGACATAACAGGTGAAATTGTTTTACCTGAACTTTGCATCCCCGCAGTTGAATTACAAAAAGTACTAAATATAAGAAATAATATAGTAAGTAAAATAAATTCAGCATCAAAAGCAATAGAGGCACTACAAAAACCACTTAATACTTTAAATACAACAGTAAATATATCATCTCAAGCTCTTCAAACTTTAAATATAGCAATATTAGCAGCTGAAATAGCTATTCCATTATTACCTACATCCGCACCAGGTACACCAAATCCCGCAGGTATAGCACTAACTGCTTTAACAAAAATAAAAGATTTAAAAACACCAGCAACTTATAAAATAAATACCGCAAAAAACGGTATTAATTCAATTACATCAGCTTTAGATTATGTTAACTCAATTTTAAGTCAAATTATAGCTTTATTAAATTCAATAGATAAATATTTATTAAGATGTGGTGGGGCTACTGCCGATCCATCAAGTACTGATGAAGCTAAAAAATTAACATCTTTATCACCATATTTACTTAATGTTGAGTCAAATGCCAATAAAGTAGAAATAGATCCAAATAAAAATGAAATATATCAAGGCTTTTTATTTGAAATTGTTGAAGAACCATTCTCTCCTACCGTAAATAAAAGAAGAGCAGTGGCCAAAAATAAAGATGGTATTATATTATTACAAACACCTTCATCATTTACTAACGCTACTCAAGTATTATTCACAGAACTTAAACTAATAATTGACAAAAATAATTTAAAAGTAGATTAATTTAATATTTATAACAAATGAAACAAAACGAATTAAAAGATTTAATCAAAATTGCCGTAAAAGAAGCAATCCAAGAAGAACTAAAAGACATTCTTTTGGAGGCAGTTAAATCAAACAAACAACCAGTAAACGAATCTTACCAAGTAGGCGCAGATAGAACATTAAGATTTAATAGTTCAAACGTTCCTACACAACCTTTAATCACTGCTACTAATCCAAGACAATCGTATATGGATATATTAGCTGAAATGTCACAACCAACTCCATCAGGATTTGAAGGCGATTTTAAGGTAGCTGGTGAAATGAATACAATGTCTGAAGGTAGCTCATTACCTGGCGGACAACTTGGTTTAGACCAAATAATGAATTTAATTAAAAAATAATGGCATTCGGAGCAAAGAAAATATTTCCAATTGATACTAAGCCGGGAACGGCTGTAGGTGTTGCTATTCCTTTCAATGCTCCAAATGTATTTTTTCAAACATATACTACTCAAGATGCTATACGAAATAATTTATTAAATTTCTTTTTAACAAATCAAACAGAAAGATATTTAAATAATCAATTTGGAGCAAATTTAAGAGCATTTATATTTGAACAAATATCCTCAGATAATATAAGTTTTTTAAAAGAAAATATCCAATCATTAATAAGTAAATATTTTAATAATATAAAAATAGAAAAACTAGATGTATTAGAATATCCTGACAATAATGAAATAAACGTTCAATTAACATATAGTATAATTAATACTGGTATAACAGATCAAGTTCAAATATCATTCACATAATGGCTGTAAATAAAAATATAAAATACATAAATAAAGATTTTAGTGAGTTTAGGTCTAGTCTAATTGACTATTCTAAAACATACTTCCCTACAACATATAATGACTTTAGCCCAACATCACCAGGAATGATGTTTATGGAAATGGCCGCTTATGTAGGTGACGTTTTATCATTTTATTTAGATAATCAAGTACAAGAAAACTACTTACAATTTGCTCGTCAATCAAATAACTTATTTGAATTAGCATATATGTTTGGTTATAAACCAAATGTAACAGGAATAGCAATTACTAATATAGATTTCTATCAAAAAGTACCAGCTAAAATATCTGGTTCAACATATATTCCTGATTTTGATTATACATTATTTGTTAATGGAAATGCTACTATAACTACAACAGATGGAATTTCATTTTTAATTGCAGATCCTGTAGATTTCTCAGTATCTAGTTCAAACGATCCTACTGAAACTTCCATATATGAAGTATCAGGTGGAAATCCAACATATTACTTATTAAAGAAAACACGTAAGGCAATATCATCTACAATTAATACAAAAACATTTTCATTCAGCTCACCAGTTAAATTTACAACAGTTGAAATAAATGCTACAAATATGGTAGGTATTTTAGATTGTGTTGATAGTGAAGGAAATATATGGTATGAAGTAGATTATTTAGGACAAGAAATGGTATTTGATTCAATCAAAAATACAAATACTAATGATCCAAATCTATCTCAATATAGTGGAGATTCTCCATATCTATTAAAATTAAAGAAAATACAACGTAGATTTGCTTCTCGTTTTAAAAATTCAAACACATTACAAATTCAATTTGGGGCAGGTACAACATCAGATTCTGATGAAGTAATTACTCCAAACCCAGATAATATAGGTATTGGCTTACCATTTGAACAGACAAAATTAACAACTGCATTTGCACCATCAAATTTCTTATTTACAGATACTTATGGTATTGCACCTTCAAATACTACTTTAACATTTAGATATTTAACAGGTGGTGGAGTTTCATCCAATGTAAATGCTAATAGTTTAACTAGATTAAATGGTACAACTACTTTTTTAAATTCAAATTTAAATACTGTAACTGCAAATAACATATTTACCTCATTAGCTGTTACTAATCCACAAGCCGCAAGTGGAGGAGGAGATGGAGATACAATTGAAGAAATTAGACAAAATTCATCAGCTAACTTTGCTTCTCAATTACGTAACGTAACTCAAGATGATTATTTAGTAAGAGCACTAAGCATGCCTGCTAAGTATGGTAATATATCTAAAGCATATATTGAACCAACTAAAGCACAAAGTATACAAGCTGGTGAAGCAGCAGGTATTTTAGATTTATATGTCTTAACAACAGATGTTAATGGTAAATTAAACACCGCCTCATCTGGTTTAAAACAAAATTTAATTACTTATCTTTCATTATATAGAATGATAAATGATGCTATTA